AGTGATTTGACTGGCGTGCCAATCTTCAATCCGATGACCGTGAGAATCTTCTGAATCTCATTCGGTTCGATCTTGCCGTTCTTGTCCTTCTTTTCCTTGTCTAACCCGAGAACCTTCAGAGGATCTTTTTCACGAACATTGGCAGGTTTGCCTTTGAGCGGGAATGATCCGATGTACGGATTGTCGCCACGACCGCCTTGAATGGACTTGGACGCTGAGTCTCCTTCAGACAGAAACAGAATACATTTGATTCGTTGATGACGCTCTGCGGCATCTGAGAATTTTTCGACCTTGCGTGGATCCGCTTTGCCGAGTTCCTTGCCTGCTGCCTTGAGAGTCTTCATCTCTTCGGCGAGTTTCTTTGCTTCAACCCAGTCGAGAACCGATTGAATGATAGAAGTCTTCAGCAACTTCTGAATCAACTTGTCTGGGCAAGACCAGGTGCGCCCATAAGCGCTTGGCTCAGTAATTAATTCGTCTTTTGTTTGCGATGAATATCTAGGATTCACGATTGTAGCATCGACAAATAAGTGTAAATGATTTCTAATGTCTGCTGGCTTTACTTGAATTTTTGCTTTCTTTTCTATATGAGACCGCAACCCATCAACAATCTGGTTGATGATGTAATGAATGTGCGTCCCGCCAATTTTCGTCTTCGACGTGTTTACGAATGATGTATGTTGAAAACCATCCTCGGATTTAGCAATACCAACCTTAAATGAATCGGTTTCATCGTAAGCGTATTCGCCATCTTTCCCAACATACATTTCGATATAGTCTTTGAATGACCGAGTTACTACTCGCTCGCCATTCCAATAAACCTTTAGGTGGGTATTTGTTGCGGCAACTTCAACAACGCGAGAATGTAACATTGCATAACTGCCATCGTCAATCCCGCCCATGCCAAGTTTTTCAAAGTCTGGTAAGTAGGTAATGCGAGTGAAGCCTTTGCTGTCCTTTGCTGTTTCGATTTTTGCCGGTGGGCGCTCTTGTGAGTTTGACCCAAAGGTCATCAAAAATCTCTTTTTCCCGTCTGATGTTTCTACTCTAAATTTTTTGCTGAAGATACAAGTTAACGCTGCACCCTCCCCGTTTTGACCCGTAAGAGTCGCATCGTCATCATCGTCAAAATTTGATCCTGCCCGCAATTCAAAAATCATTTCTGGGATATATTGATCGTAATCAGGATGTTTAACAACTGGTATACCGCCATTATCAAATACGGTGATTTCACCTTTTACTTGATCTACGTCAACGCGAATCGTATCAAGGTGTCTGCCTTCAGCGGATTTGCTGTGATCCGCTGAATTCGAAATGACTTCATCAAATAACTTTAGAAAACCTGGGTTGTATGTGGTCTCTTGGCGAGCCATTCGCTTATCAGCATTCGGCAGCCATTCTTCAGCGGTATGCGGCTTCACTGACCCAATATACCTGCCTGGCCGAAGTAAGACATGCTCAACCTCATTTAATTTCTTGTATTTTTCTTCGATGGATTTTGTTTTTTGCATAAATATTTTAGACTAAAGAGAACTCGAAAATGTTACCATTTACTTATTGTATCACACACCTCGACACAGGCAAAATCTACTATGGGGTTCGGTGGGCTAAGGGTTGCCACCCATCAGACCTTTGGAGTATATATTTCACATCGTCTTCCAAAATAAAAGAAATAATTCAGGTTGAAGGCATTGATGCATTTAAAGCTGAGGTTAGAAAAACCTTTAAGACGGCCGAAGAAGCCAAACGCTGGGAGAGCAGGGTCAACAAGAGGATTGTTGGTAGACCGAATGTTATAAACAAATGTGCGTGGCCTGGTATCTCAGAAGCCCAACAAACAAAGCGGCACGCTACGCGATTAGTAGTTGGCAAAGATGGTCTTACTGGCTATCAGCGAGCTGGTAGACTTCAAAAAGAACAAAGATCGGTTATCGATGAGATGACTGGGCTATCTAAAGCAGATCTTAGGAAAATGAAACTTAATCAAACCCTAGATAAAAATGGGTCTCGACAAAAGATGAGTAAGTTTAGATCTGAGGGTTGCTCAAGCGGTCGATTAGTGGCGCCCAATAAAGGGCGCCTCTACGATTTAGTTATATGCCCACATTGTCAAAAGGCCGGTCGAGGCGGCGCGATGAAAAGATACCATTTTGACGCCTGTAAGAGTGTCACAGTTTGGTGACACCGCCGGCAACCAATCCGCCGACGATCTTCAGCGCAACAAACTTGGTGCCAGGTTTAGCGAATGCCAAACGTTGAAGTTCGCTGTTCCACGAGTTCTCGGCCATATGGATCGCCGGTTTGGAACCGAATTCCAGATGTTCGATGTCATCGTGTTTGCTGACTTGAGCAATAACAACACCGCGGCCGGTAATGCCTTCGTGAACGGACTTGGCATGCGAACGTGGCGATACTGCTGCTTGGTTAACAAAACCGCTTGTGTCAACAATTGGCGCGGATTCCAATTGAATTTCTTTTGCCCAATCGCGATGACTTTTCGAGGCGGACAAGAGTTGATGCCCAATGTAGTTCATATTGGACAGGGTGTAGGTTCGCGGATACCACGACTTTGTCTGCGACCCGATGAGACGCTGCGCTGGACCCTTTTTCGTAGAAAAGATCGCGCCAGCGGCGTCGATGAAATACCCGTCCAGACGTGAATTGATTTTGACCAGCGGGAACACCGTAAAGAGGGCGTTGCCAAAACCGTAAATGCGCATTTGAGTTTCTCCTATTAGGCAAGTCGATATGACTTGATATGTTGAATGAATTGTCCTTCTTGCGAAGACAGAGGAAACCGGATATAGTCACCAGTTTCCTTGTCAGTGTAGATGTACGCTGGACCATATACCGTTTGATCCAAACACGGATCGCTTTCGCCGGCATCATACACCGCGTCGAAGTAAATGTTCGGCACAACGATGCCACACGCAGTTGCCATCCCGTTCATCGAGATTTCATCTTCGTAGAAGATGTCAATTGGTAGTTCAATCGGCAAACGAAAGTTCAACAACGTGTCGTAGCAATTGGTAACACCACCATGATTCAGAGCACCACAGATGATGATCACTTTGTCGCTCGTTGCCCACTGAATGTATGCTTCGCTAGCCTCGTCTTCGTCGGTGAACGACATCGACATATCAGCAACCACATGCGCTGTCTGAAGACCGCACTGAAGAGGACTCAAGTACAGATTTGCTACGAACGCGTAGAAGCGATAGTTGAGGTCGAAGTTTTTGTATTGACTCATTGGAGTTCTTCTTTCGTGATTGTCGATGCCGCCTTGCCGTCGTACTGACCATCAAAGCGCTGCTTCAATACCTTCATCACAAGACCCATGTTTGGAACTTCACCAGCGGTCTTGATGCCGCCAATGACATCTTGAATCGCTGTGCGCAATTGGTCGTCGTTCATTTGCGAAGGCAAGAACTGTTCAACCACACCGCGTTCAGCATGTGCCATGCGAATGGCCGCTGCCTTTTCATCCGTCATCTCGACCTTTCGAATGGCAGCAATTGTTTCGTCAATGTTCTTGATGAACTTCTTGGCGATAGCAATGACCTCTTCATCGGTGGTCTCGCGGTTGCCGGCATTCTTGCCGATCATTTCTGCTTCGCCGAGCAGGGTTGTCAGAATTGCGACCGTGTCGGATCGTGTGATACGAGCACGAACTTGTGCTGCTTTGATTTGTGAAATGAGACTCATATTCAATCCTTGATGTTGATTGGCAATTATACACCCAAGTCAAAATTACAGGTGTAACGAGTTACTGCCCGTGATGGAAAACTGTAACTTTCAGATTGGCAACTGCGGGCACACCAACACTGCGAAGATATCCGTCTTCTTCAGGATATTTGGTGACATACTCAACTTGAACTTGAGCAGCATTGACATCTAATTTTTCGGCAATCATCAATCTCACTTCTTCAAGACTGACTTCATACTCCGATTTAGATGAACGTAAAACTCCGATTGCCATGATCTTCACCTCTCACATAATATAGCATTAGTTGCTGAATAAGGAATTGTTTCTGACAGGATTGATTATAACACACTTTTGCGGGGCGCCCCGCAAAAGCGATCGTTTTTAATGTATCAT